AAACACAAGCGACAGGCGACAAGCGAATCACAGGCGAGTGGACGAACAAGCGAGGCAACGAAGTTGTCATGCACTTTAACTTACCCATCAAGCGAAGAAAGAAAAAGTAATTAATAGTCTTTAATATATCCGGGTGGTAGTATTATTTTCTCTTCTCTTTGAGGTTTAAGAACTACTCGAAGAGACGTATCTTTTGGGTTATTACTCTCATGAACTTCAATACGTCTTATCTCTTCAAGATAACCAGTTTTAGACATGATATATACTTTCGCATTACTAACAGCGTTCCCACGTCTGCCTCCTGTGCCTTCGGTAAATTTATCTAAATATTCTTGTAAGTGTTTAACGTACACTAAACATCACCTTTGTTTCTAAACTCTTTCAGTAATTCTGTGGTGTTTTTTTCATTATTACTAAGTCTATTGTTTTCAATAGTTAAGTCATTAATGAAAGACTTCAGTTGATTGATTGTAGTCTCATACTCATCAGCTTTTGCGGCCTTAAGTTTTAAATCGAAAACTTCTTTTCTTAATTCACCATTCATTCTGCGGTGAATACTTTCTATTCTCTCTAAGTCTTCTATTCTCTTCTCAAGGTCATTTGAGGTTTTCTTTTTTATTTCTTCTAATTGACCCTCTAAATCCTCTATATCTTTATTTGTCATAACCATACTTGACATTATAGGAGTGTTACCTTAAATTGTCAATATGGGAGTACCAAAAAGATTAACAGAAATGCAAAAAAGGTTCGCAGAATACATAGTATTTGGTGGGCCAAACGGGCCTGTATCACAAACAGAGGCGGCCAAACTAGCGGGTTATAGTGAAAAAAGAGCAAGGTCTGAGGGATCAGAGTTATTGAACCCAAGACTATCACCACTCGTAGTTCAATATGTAGACAAGTTAAAACAAGAAAGGTTGAAAAAGTTTGAAGTTAATTATGAAAACCACGTTGCAGAGCTAGCAAGAATTAAAGAGGCAGCTTTGAAAAAAGGTAGTTTCTCATCAGCCGTAAATGCAGAAACAAATAGAGGTAAAGCCGCAGGCTTATACATAGATAGAAAAATAATTAAAACCGGCAAGCTAGATGATATGTCGTTAGAAGAATTAGAGGCTAGAATGAAAAAGATAGAAGATGATTACTCACAGATTATAGATGTCACCCCCGACCCAAAAAAGATCGAGGGTGATAAAAAAGATTAGTCTTGATCGTCGTCTTCAATATCCTCATCTTCGTCCATGTCTGGCTCATCTTGAACATCAAGAACATCTTTAATGTTAGCAATATCATTCTCTAACTTTTCTATCTTGTCCTCAAGTTCTTCAATTTTATTTTTTGGATCTTCCATTTTCTCCTCCTTATAGTTGTCATGAAATATTTTTTCCCACTCAAAAGCAATCATTTAATTTAATATTTTTTCCATAGAAATAATGCAACCTATTGGAAATATATTACGATCACTAAATACTTCTTCTTTTTCATCGTAAGAACTAAACGTCCACAAAAATTTTTTTGTTTTCTTATAGACATAGGCTTGTGTTACCATCTTCGCACATTCAAACTTATCAAACTCTTCTGGTGTGGCATGACCCGCATCGCCGCTAATATCGATCCAACGGATAGCGTAGAAGTAATATTTCTTCTTTCCTATCTTTGCGTGCTTGTATCTCTTTTTTCTTTTTCTTGCCATAATTTTGCCATATTTAGAGTTGCGATACCTAATAGTATAAAATTTTTTATATATGCGCTAGGAGTAAAAAAAATATTTTGGTGTCGCAAAATCACTGTATATCACCTATAAGCATTGAAAACATTGACTAAATTGACCAAAATTAAGGTGTCGGCACCCCCTCGGCACCCCCTCGGCACCCCCTCGCAAAATCGTTTTAGGTGTCGCAAAATTCGTTCATTTTGGGTCAAATGTCCAACGTTCATGGTCTGTTCCAAAAATGCGATATCGCGCCGACACCTTGCCGACACTTAGGATGTCGCAAAACCTTGCCTAATTTATGCCATATTTTCGCTTCAATATCGCCATCTTTGACTCTGCTTCTTCAATCTTACCAAGAAGTTTGTCAATCTCTCCAGTGATATCAATGTGCTCAGGAATAATTCTAGTCGTAGTCAAAAGTATTTGTATCTTCACATCTGCATCTGCGATGTCAGCCTCATACTTCTGTAACATAGCTTTATAGATTATTTCACGCGCCATAGTATGCTTGCTCCTTTTCATCTTTAATTAAATCATAATATTGGTCTAATCGTCTTAAAAAATCATGTTTTGCTTTACGTAAATTAAGCCCGTCAATCTTGAATTCTTGGTAATATAGGTCAGGAGTACATACCATTATTACACATTGTTCAATGTTAGAGCCATGAACTTGGTCATGAGCCATGGCATATGCACCAGCTTGCAACTTGTAATCTCCAATCCACTCTTCTCTCTTTGGTTTGTTGGCTTGCTTAAAGTCAATAACAGTTTCTTTTCCATTATGTATTCCAACTAAGTCCGTAGAGCCTGCGTAGAGGCCCGGATAGTATAACGTGACCTCAGACCCAAAATATTCTGAAACGGGAGCTAGACCCACCTCTATGACCTTCTGAGCCATACGTTTCGTCTCTTGTCCTAACTCTGTTAAATCCTCGTAGCCTTTACCTATAACATAGTTTTCCAGATACTTGTGCATAGATGTTCCACGAGTTGCTGATTCGTTCTTGATTCGTTCAGCCTCTGTTTTTCCTTTTCGCTTTATCCAATCTTTTAGAAATTGATCATCTTTAGTTTTTCCAAGAACCGTGGTCACTGATGGAAGTCTATATCCAGCAACGTCATAGTTCCGTGATCCATGTTCCGTGTGCCGTGTACCTTTGGCATAGGAGTATTTATTATTTAATTTTATCATCTCTTCTTCGATGACGGCCCATGTACCAATCACCAGGTTCATAGTTCCAACGTTTACCATGATGGCCTCGTACATCAGCGTACCACATTCTAAGTCTTACTATTATCTTTTTTATCTTTAACATATTCAGGTCCAAATTGACTTATATTATTCAAAGGGGCAGAGTCGTGTATGTTTCCAGACACACTAATACGTGTGCAGTCAGAAGTAAAAGGACTTACCCAGTGCTTCAACCACGCTGGAAAGATAAACATATCTCTTTCCTCCGGAAAGTGGGACATGTAAGTCACAGCATCTCTCGGTCCTTCACCATATAAGAACTGTATACCTCCGGGTCCACAGCTCCTACCTTTATATTCTTTATTTTCTTTTTTCAACTCTTCAGGTATCTGTAGATAAATTACAAAAGACAACTTACCATCGTGATCGTGTGGTGGATTAAATTCATTCTTCTTCTGATAGTTTATCCAAAGCGCCGATAAGACATACTCAGGAGTCTTGTCAAACTTCTTCTTCGTATACGCTTCATAGGCCTGGTTATACAGACCTAGAGCACTAGAGATATAAGGCAGTAATCGTTCTCTAGACTCATCACCATAGCCTGTTTCTTTATCTATTTGTCCGGCTAACTTACCTCTATAATCTTCTTTATTACTCTCCGCTTCTTTCAATAATTTTTCTTGAAACTCTTTGTTTATTTTAAGTCTTATTACACATGGACCCCAATTAAACATATCTATTCTTACTCTTGGTTTATTATTCTGGTCTTTTTCCATAGCCTGTTCCTTCCTCTCTGTTACGCCAACGTTTATTCCAAGCATAAACACTCATTTTACTACCGATGTGCTCCATCCATGATAGAGGCACATCAATAATTCTTTTATAATACCAACGTATATCTAATATTAAATCAGGTATTGTTTTCATTTATTTTTTCATCGTATAGGTAAAGAACTCATTTAACTCTCTAATTTCTTTAACTATTTTATAACGTTTTTTAGCTGGTTTACTGGTGTAGAACGCAGTGTCATACACTTTTTTATTTTCATCATAAAAATAAACTACTGGCACTCCAATGTTAGCTGTGTCTTTATCATCTTTAAAATTTTTGTTGACCGAATTTTCAATCTCTTCATCAGTTTGATGAACAAAATCAGGGTCAAAAAACACATGTTCTGGAGTTAGTTTATGATGATCTTTATTATATTTTTTAAGAGATGCTTTCATAACATCTATAAAGGGTGTTTTTTTTAACAACCCATACTCTTTGTTTCTTTTGTCTTGTACTATGTACATTATTTTTCTCCTTTGTTTTGCGTCTTAGTTGGGACAGGTCTAGACGTTTTACCTGATTCTCCTTTGAAGAATTTCTTACAATGTTCAGCAAACTTTTCATCCTCTAACTGTTCAGCGAACATATTTAATATAGCTTTGTATGCTCCACCCGTCTTATAATCATCACTAACGGTCTTATCTTTGAATACACTTTTTATTTTTATTTTATTTTTTACTGCCATAATGATCTACAATTTTTTGTAATATAGTTTTCTTTGTTTGTGCGTATGGTAAAAACATCTTTGCAACTTCGTTTGCTCCACGATAAGATGTAGACCAACGCCACTGTGGTTTACGTCCTGGCCTGACCGTTCTGGGTCCCCACCAACCTATCTTTAAACTATCATAAACATACCTAATAGTTTTCTCATCAGTCATAGCAAGTTCCATTCTAATAAACCAACAGTAAGCGGGGTTCTTTTTGTTTTTCTTTTTAACCCAATATTGTTTGTATTGAGCACACCCCTCTCCATCAAATAAACCTGCTAGATAAGCTACTTCAGTTGGTGACAGCATATAACTTTGCATATTGTTTTATAAGTTTGTACCATTGTTTTTTATATTTTTCTTTTTTTGTTTTATTATAATTATTTGCTGCATTATTTATTTTATCTATTAGTTTCATGAACTTCATTTGACTTGTCCAAACGTTATTCTAATTACTGCCTTCAAAGGATCCCACGTAATCTTATCAATCTTTTTCGATTGACTGCAACTCATCAGGAATAATAGGATCATAATCCCTAGCCCAAATTTTTTCATCTATTTCTCCTTCTGACCAACAGTTTAAACATTGTACTATTTTACCCATACCTGTTTTTAAATATCCGTTGCCCTTACACTCTGGACATATTCTTCTACCTGTCGACATACGTTGGTTGATATTTTGGTAACCATTTAAAATCTTGTTTTTTTGTCCAAGTTCTTTTCTTTTTTTTTCTATAAGTTATTTTTGGAGGCACTGGGTTTAGTTTTTGTTTTAAAAAAATAATGTTGTTGACTCCTCTTTTTATTCTATCTCGTTCAGCTAGAATAGCAGCTTCTCTTTGTATAACTTTGTTTAACATTCTACTTCTTACATAGTTTGGGTCTCTGCCCGCTAATCCACATACATAATTAAAGTCTGTGCCATGTTTGATCCAACCTAAAGCCTCTAAAGCCACTCTAGTATCAGAGCAATAGAAAGCATCGTCAAAAGCTTTTGCTAATACTGATATCCAAAGTCTTTGTTCTGGCTCTTTGTTGTGCTCAACTGCTTGAGCTTCTAACCATTTATTTCCCTGTCTTGTTCTCGAGCTTGCCATTTAATTTTCTCACTTTCTCATTTGCTATTTTCTCTATTGTCTTAGATATGGACAAAGTGACATCGGGGTCTAAATTCTTCGACAATGTGTCCAATATCTTGTATGTTGCGTGTGATAACGAAACATTTCTATATTTTGTTGTGTCTGTCATATTTCTTCCTTTCACTCAATATAGGATAATCAAAGAGAACTGTCAATGAAATTTGTTTTAATAATGAAAATATGTTCTGCCCTTTCTGGGGACTGCCTACCCGAACACAACGGTGGGGTGCATGATTCTTGGTATGATTGTGCAGCTGCGGGATCATTGAACACTCTTAATGCTATGGCAGAATTAGGTAAAGAAGACGTTAATAATAGAAAGCTTTTCGTTACCTTCAAGTGTGACCCCGTTATAGGTGCTTGACATTGTGTCAAGATTATGGCAAAAAGTAATTATCTTTTCTCACCTTTATACCTATCCCCTTTTTCCCTCGTTGGGATAGGTTTGTTTATTGTGGTGGTTCATCTCCACAGATATAACCAATAACTTGTTTGCCTTTATACTCGTGATAATAATGATTGCTAAATAATTTTCTTTGTTTTTTTTCGTGAACTCTTACGTTATGATGAAACCAAGATTCACATGTTTGTCCTGTTACCACTTCAAAAGACTCTTGTTTAATATCTCCAAACGTTGTTAAAAATAACAAGGTAATAATTACTGGTTTCATTATCTTCCTTGGCCACGATAGGGTTTACGTCTTGGTATGCGTTTGCCATAGCTTTTTGAATGTTTTCCCGGACGTTTTTTAGGTGTTCTTTTATGATAGTTATTTACACCGAAGAGTGGTTTTTTCTTAGCCATTATATGTCCTGACTATGATTAAGCATTTGTTGTTTTATTTTTTGTTTCTCTCTTCTGTATTTCTTCTTATGAGAGATAATTTTATTTTTAAATTTTAAAAGTATACGTGCTACTGGATTTCTATTTTTGAGGCTCATCATCAAACTCTCTCATTTTAAAAGCTGTTTCGTGATTCGCTATCACGTA